GGATACAACTATACAAAGTATTCAGATCTTGATTTGCATTTAGTTGTTGACACAAAAGTGTGTCCAGATGTAATGTCTGATTACTATCAAACTAAGAAACAACTTTGGACAACAACTCATGATGTAAAGGTTTATGGTCATGATATTGAACCTTATGTAGAGGAACCTGGAAAGACTAGGAGAAAGAGTCAGGGAGTCTTCTCTGTAAAGTCAAATAAGTGGTTAATCAAACCAGAAAAACTTTCCACTGAAGTGGATACTGACTTGCTAAGCTCCAAGGTTCGTGATATGATTGTCAAGATAGAGAGGACTATCAAACATGCTGACAATGCTCAGACATTGGAAAGTCTGCTAAAAAAACTTAGGGACATGAGAAATTCTGCCCTAGATAGAGGTGGTGAGTTTGCCTTTGAGAATCTTGTTTTTAAAGAACTTAGGAACAAAGGTTACATTGACAAACTTGCAGATCACATTTTAAAACTACAAGATAAATCGCTAACATTGGAAAATTATGTCTGTTAAACTTTTGGTACTGAAATCCTATGAGGATGTCATTGCTGATGTAAAAGAAATTATGTCTGGAGAAAAGGTAATTGGATACCTTCTCAAGAATCCATACGTTACTCGTCTAAATGAAGAGGATAGAGGTGGTGCATCTAGTGTAACTTATTATCCTTACGTTCCTCTGTCTAAACAAAAAGAAATTCCTATTCCTTGTGATTGGGTTGTTACTATTGTTGAACCACATGATGAGGTGGTAAATTCATACATGGAGAATGTAAATGGTCAAACTACTAGCACTGACGAACAATCTGATACTGATCAGCAAGATTGAAGAAGTCACTTCTGAGTTAGGTGAACCTGACTGTAGAATCACTAAACCATTTGTGGTTAAAAGTGATGAAACACTAGAACCATTCCTGACTGGTTATACTAGTCAGGATGTCTTCATGATTAGTTCTGATAAGATCTTAACTCTTGCAGAACCAAGACCAACCTTACTTGAGAAATACCAAGACCTTATTAAATGAAATTCTACACTAATGTTGTCCTGGTTGGGAATGAAATTCTCACCAGGGGGTTTGATAATGGCGAGCATTTTAAGAACAGGGAGACTTTTTATCCCACTCTTTATGCAAGCACAAATAAAAAGACTAAGTTCAAAACTCTTGATGGGAAGTATGCTGAAGAAGTAAAACCAGGAACCATTCGTGAAACTAGAGAATTCATTGATAAGTATCAGAATGTAGAAAACTTTACCTTGTATGGAAACACAAGGTATATCAATCAATACATCTCAGATAACTATCCTGAAGAATCAATTAAGTTTGACATCAGCAAGATTCAACTAGTCACTATTGACATTGAGGTTGCTTCTGAAAATGGTTTCCCAGATGTCAAGAGTTGTCAGGAAGAACTCTTGACTATCTCTATACAGGATTACAACACCAAGAATATTGTTACTTGGGGTGTAAAACCTTTTGATAACAAGCAAGATAATGTTCAGTACATTCTGTGTAAAGATGAATATGATTTGATTGATAGATTCTTGTTCTATTGGGATTCAAATCATCCAGATGTTATCACTGGTTGGAACTGTGATCTTTATGATATTCCATATATTTGTGGAAGGATTGAAAAGATCTTTGGAACCAAAGCAGTAAAGAAACTATCTCCCTGGGGTATTGTCACAGAGAACCAAGCAACTATTGCTGGTAGAGAATATACCAGGATGGATATTGCTGGCATTACAATTCTGGACTACATGGAATTGTATAAGAAGTTTACTTATACAAACCAGGAATCATACAGACTGGATCACATTGCTAATGTTGAACTTGGTCAGCAGAAGTTGGATCACTCTGAGTATGAAACCTTTAAAGAGTTCTACACTAAAGATTGGCAAAAGTTTGTTGAATACAACATTGTTGACGTAGAACTGGTAGACAGACTTGAGGATAAAATGCGCCTCATTGAACTTGCAATTACCATGGCATATGATGGTAAAGGTAACTACAATGATGTGTTCTTTCAGGTTAGGATGTGGGATTCTATCATCTATAATTACCTAAGATCTAAGAACATTGTCATCCCATTTAAGAGGGAGACAAGGAAAGACCAAAGGTATGAAGGTGCCTATGTTAAGGATCCTATTACTGGAAAGCATGATTGGGTTGTGAGTTTTGACTTGAACTCTCTATATCCCCACTTGATTATGCAGTACAACATTTCTCCAGAAACTCTTGTTGAGGATAGATTCCCCAACATCACAGTAGATAAACTTCTGAAGGGAAATGTAGAAATTCCAGATAACTATCCATACACTGTCTGTGCTAATGGTGCACAATACAGAAAGGATATTAGAGGATTCCTTCCTGAACTAATGGAAAAGATGTACACAGATCGTGTCATCTATAAAAAGAAGATGCTTGAGGCAAAGAAGCAGTATGAGAAAACTCCTACTGTTGAACTGACAAAGGAGATTGCAAGGTGTAACAACATCCAGATGGCAAAGAAGATTTCTTTGAACTCTGCTTATGGTGCTGTTGGCAATGAATACTTTAGATACTTCCTTATTGAAAATGCTGAGGCAGTAACACTGTCTGGTCAACTTTCAATCAGATGGATTGAAAATAAGATGAATCAGTATCTAAATAATTTGCTAAAAACTCAAGGGGTTGATTATGTTATTGCCTCTGATACTGACTCTATCTACCTACGTCTTGGTTCTCTGGTTGACCACATTTTTCCTGACGGAGTATCTGATAAAGGGAAAATCGTTGACTTTCTCGATAAAGCTTGCAAGAGCCAGATTGAACCATTCATTGATAAGAGTTACCAGGAACTGGCGACGTATGTACATGCGTATGATCAGAAGATGCAGATGAAGAGGGAGAACATTGCAGAGAGGGGTATCTGGACTGCAAAGAAAAGATATATCCTTAATGTATGGGACTCTGAGGGTGTTAGGTATTCTGAACCTAAACTTAAAATCATGGGCATGGAAGCAGTCAAGTCTTCAACACCTGCACCTTGCAGGTCTATGATTAAAGAAGCATTCAAAATCATCATGACAAAAACTGAAGATGATATGATTGACTTCATTGCTAGCAGTAAGAAGAAGTTCTATAACTTACCTCCAGAGGAAATTTCATTCCCAAGGACTGCTAATAATATCAGCAAATATAAATCAGTAAACTCAATCTATGAGAAGGGAACTCCCATTCACATTAGAGGTGTTCTACTGTATAATTACCATACTAAGAAAAATAGACTGGACAATAAATATCCAGTTATTAACAATGGAGAAAAGATTAAGTTCTGCTATTTGAAGAAACCTAATCCACTGCATGAAAATGTAATCTCCTTCATTCAACAGTTCCCAAAAGAATTGAATATTGGTAAGTATGTTGATTATGAACTTCAGTTTGATAAAAGTTTCCTTGAGCCATTGAAGTCTATTCTGCAATGTATCAATTGGAGAACTGAAAAAACAAACACTCTACAGTCCTTCTTTGTATAACTATGGATTTTCTTAAAGATATTGTAAAAGAAATTGGTGGTGAGTATACACAACTTGCTGCTGAGATTGATGAAACTGAAACTTATGTTGACACAGGTTCGTACATTTTTAATGCACTGGTCTCAGGTAGTGTATTTGGTGGTGTATCTGGGAATAAGATTACTGCTATTGCTGGAGAGTCTTCTACTGGAAAGACTTTCTTCTCTCTCGCTGTGGTTAAGAATTTTCTTGATACCAACCCTGATGGTTACTGCCTCTATTTTGACACTGAGGCTGCTATTACCAAATCTCTACTAGAGTCAAGGGGAATTGATACAACTAGATTGGTTGTTGTCAATGTTGTAACCATTGAAGATTTTCGTGGCAAGGCACTCAAGGCAGTTGACCTATACTTAAAAAAACCTTTAGATGAGCGCAAACCATGCATGTTTGTCCTAGACTCCTTAGGAATGCTTTCCACTGAGAAAGAAATCACTGATGCTCTGAACGACAAACAAGTTCGTGACATGACCAAATCTCAATTGGTCAAAGGTGCATTTCGTATGATTACTCTTAAGTTGGGACAAGCAAACATTCCTATGATTGTTACTAACCACACTTATGATGTCATTGGTGCTTACGTTCCTACTAAAGAGATGGGTGGTGGCAGTGGTCTTAAGTACGCTGCTAGCACCATCATTTACCTATCTAAGAAGAAAGAGAAAGATGGAACAGAAATTGTTGGAAACATTATCAAGGCAAAGACTGCTAAGTCGCGTTTAAGCAAGGAGAACAAAGATGTGGAAGTTCGTCTGTATTATGATGAGCGTGGTCTTGATAGATATTATGGTCTTCTTGAACTCGGTGAACTGGGCGGTCTCTGGAAAAATGTTGCAGGCAGATATGAGATCCAAGGCAAAAAACTCTATGCCAAACAAATACTTGCAGAACCAGAAAAGTATTTCACTCCTGAAGTGATGCAGGCACTTGATGAGACTGCACAGAAAGAATTCTCATATGGATAATATTAGGATTATCAAGACAGGAATTGATGTATCTAAAGTTTTACAGCAGATTGAAGACAATCCAGATGATTGGGGTTCTCAAAAGTCTGCTGGTAAAACTGAACAGGTAGATCCATCAAAGTACAAGACTACTGTTGATGTTCTCCAATTGATTATGGGTGGTGTTAAGAACCCTGGAGAAATGGCATTCAACACTGAGATCTGTATTGAAGCACCAGCATACAAAAGACATACAGAAGTTTTTAAGATCTTAAACAAGCATTTTAAAAAGTATCGTAGATGTGCTTTCCTTAAACTTCCTGTTGGGGCAGAAGTTGGTTTTCATATTGATGAGGGAACTTATTACCTAACCAAAGACAGATACCATCTTTCCATCCAAGGGAAATACCAGTATACTGTTGGTGATGAGACCATCATTGTAGAACCAGGGACACTGTTCTGGTTTAATAATAAACTGCCACACAGTGCAGTAAATATAGGGGACGTTCCAAGAATCACTTTTGTTTTTGATGTCCCCCATCACAAACGCAATCCTTAGGACTTTTATTGATGGAGAAAGTAGAAACTACAATTCTTAGAAATTTACTTTTTAATAATGATTACTGCAGGAAAGTTCTACCTTTCCTAAAGGAAGAATACTTTGACAATCTTCATGAGAAGGTAGTTTTTCAAGAGATCTGTAAGTTCATCATGTCTTATGATGATCTTGCAACAAAAGAAGTTCTGTTGATTGAAACTGAAAACAGAACTGATATCACAGAAGAAACCTATAAAACAATTTGTGATTATGTTTCTTCTCTAGATAATTCTCCAGTTGAAAATAATTGGTTGGTTGATACCACTGAGAAGTGGTGTAGAGATCGTGCCATCTATCTTGCTTTGATGGAGTCTATTAAGATTGCAGATGGTCAAGATGATAAGAAATCTAGAGATGCAATCCCAACAATTCTCCAACAAGCACTAGGAGTAAGTTTTGACAATCACATTGGACATGACTATCTAAATGACTACGAACAAAGATATGAATTATACCACAAGAAAGAGGACAAGATCCCATTTGATCTCGAATACTTTAACAAGATCACGAAAGGTGGTCTCCCTAATAAGACTCTCAACGTCGCTCTTGCTGGTACAGGTGTCGGCAAAAGTCTATTCATGTGCCACATGGCTAGCTCCATCCTCTTGCAAGGGCGCAACGTTCTCTACATTACACTTGAAATGGCAGAGGACAGGATTGCTGAAAGAATTGACGCGAACCTCTTGAATGTAAACATTAGGGATATTGGTGATATCCCTAAGAAAATGTTTGAGAATAAAGTTAATACTCTTGCCAAGAAGACTCAAGGTACGCTAATTATTAAGGAGTACCCTACAGCATCAGCACATAGTGGACACTTTAAATCACTTCTTAATGAGCTTGCACTTAAGAAATCATTTAGACCTGATATTATTTTCGTTGATTACCTTAATATATGTGCTTCCTCAAGGTATAAGTCGAATTTTTCTGTCAATTCATATAGCTATATCAAAGCTATTGCTGAGGAGCTTAGAGGGTTGGCTGTTGAAGCAAACGTCCCTATCGTTTCTGCCACGCAGACCACTCGTTCTGGTTATGGTAGCAGTGATGTTGAGCTTACTGATACTAGTGAATCCTTTGGTCTCCCTGCTACTGCTGATCTTATGTTTGCCCTTATTTCTACAGAAGAGCTTGAGAACTTGGGACAAATTATGGTGAAGCAATTGAAGAACAGATACAATGATCTATCAGTCAACAAAAGGTTCATTGTTGGTATTGATAGGGCAAAGATGAGACTCTATGATTGTGAACAGAAGGCACAAGAGGATATTCTTGACTCTGGACAAGATGAAGAGTATACTTATGAAGATGAACCAAAACAAAGTAAATTCGCAGGTTTTAAATTCTAATGACTGAACAAGTTGATTTTAACAAGTACCAACAGTTTGTTGATGCAGTAACTTCTGATGCTTCTACAGACTTTGTTGCTTTCTCAGATCGTATTGTTGAACTGGATGAGAAAGGTGCCAACATTGAACGACTGCTTACTGCTGGTGTTGGTATCAATGCAGAGGGTGGTGAGTTCCTTGAGATTATTAAGAAGATGATTTTCCAAGGCAAACCCTGGAATGCTGATAACAAAGAGCACCTGATTATTGAACTTGGTGATCTGATGTGGTATGTGATGCAAGCATGTATTGCACTTGAAACTCCTATTGATCAAGTGGTTGCACGCAATGTATCTAAACTAGAGAAGCGTTATCCTGGTGGTGCTTTTGATGTCTTCTATTCTGAGAATCGTGCTGATGATGATAGATAATAATAGTCACTAATATTATTCATGGCAGGAGCAACATCCCTTCAGGAACAGTGTTCAATTATAGCAATGTATCATGCTATAGACCTTGGTGCTGATTTAAGACCAATGATGGATGTGGACTTGAGAAATTCTCTATTGAGAACTTATCCTGCCATGAATAATGATTGGTATTTAACTTTTCTTGAACAAGCAGAAGTTGTAAAAGACTATGTTGGAGTGAACAGATCAGATAAAACTTATAAGTTTGGTTGGTATGATGGTGGTCCTGGATGGAGTTCTGGCAAAATTCCACCAAATAAAACCACTAGAATTGTAACTGAAATTTGGGATTTATTTACTAGAGAACAGAGAGATATATTTGGAAATAAAAAAGACTCTTGGAATACTGCTGACGTCTTTATTGTAAAAGCAAATAATGAATCTGGATTAATAAGAGAAATAAAAGATCTCCACAAAACTTTTACTGACACAGCAAGCCCAGAAATTTTTGTTGGAGTTCTTAAGACTTATATGTCCAAAGCTTTAAAGGATGGTATATTGATTCCAATATCTTTAAAGAAAAAAACATCTGGAGCTGCTGTTAGAGCAAAAGAAAACAATGTAGATGATGTTCCAATGGGTGAGTTAAACGTCATTGAAGCAGCATTTGATGAAGATCCAATTAGTTATTTTGATATAGAAGATAGAGGTGAATTGGACTTTAAAGGAAATTCTTTTAAATACAAAGCTAATTTTACTGTAGGATCCTATAGAACAAAATATCAAATTGAACAAAGGATGCAGGGGCAAACTTCAAAAGCAGAAGTTAAAGACATAGTACAAACCACCACAGGGAAGTATAAAGCTGCTTCTGCACAAACTGGATTAGTCCCTGGTCCAAAATTTAGAGAATTAATTTTAACTCATGCAGGTGAAACTTATGAGTTGAATATTCCAAATGTTAATACAGCATTTAATCAGCAAGAAAAAGATTATTGGAAAAATTATTTTAAACAAATCTATAATGATAATACTTTCTCTGGTAAGGATTTTGGAAGTTTAGAAATAATGGGTACAAAATATACCCCTGAAGATTTTATGGAGGTTGCTATCAATCTTGATAGTATGACAGATGCTCAAGTTAGATCTAGTTATAAAGTTTCTAAAGGTGACTACTCTGCAAAACTTAGAAATAAACTAAGACATCTAAGATTCATGAAAGCTTTGATAAGAGCAAAGTCTAGAAATGGAGATTTTGGAAAAATGCTATGTGAAATCTATTATAGAGCTGCCAAGATGAATGTTGATGAAAGTGAATTGATTGCTCCATTTATCAAAATTAGCTCTTGACTTTTTTAGGTAGATCTGCTACCATACATAAACTGTTCCCAACAAGTTGCAATTAATGATTGATCTGAGAACTGGAGACTGCATTGAGTTGGCAAAGCAACTTGATGACAACTCTATTGACTGCACTGTAACCTCACCTCCATACAACAAGCAAAAAGTTGGGGGTGGTTTGTTTCGTAAAATTGAGTATGAGAAGTTTGATGATTCTCTTCCTGAGGAGGAGTATCAAGAGCAGCAGATTGAACTTCTGAATGTACTCTATGATAAAACCAAAGAAGGTGGTTCTCTTTTCTACAACCATAAAGTCAGATACTTGAAAGGATCTGCTATTTCTCCATGGCAGTGGTTGACCAAAACTAAGTGGAACATTAGAGAAGAGATTGTTTGGAATAGAGGTAGTGGTCCAGAGATCTCTGGGTATAGGTTCATTCAAATTGATGAAAGAATCTATTGGTTGTGTAAAGGTGAGAAGCACCCAAGACTTCCTAGGAGATCTGCCAACTTTGGTAGTGTTTGGAAGTTTGGTCCTGAGATGAAGAATCCTCATCCTGCACCTTTCCCCATCATCATGCCTCTTCGTTGTATCCAAGCAGTGATGAGTGAACCAGGATTAGTTCTTGATCCTTACAGTGGTTCAGGTACAACAGGTCTTGCTGCAGTTCTTCTTGGTCACAAGTATATTGGATTTGATTTGTCTGATTCATATCATGATATGGCAAGAGAAAGAATCAACAATCCTACTAGGAGAGAACTTGAAAAGTTTACTGAAGAATGTGGTATTGAGGTAAATAATGAAAGAGGTCTCTTTAGTTTACTTGACTCCTAATGGATTTATTTTTTAAAGAACTTGTACAGGTCTACAAAAAAGAAGTAAGGATCAAGCAGATTAAAAAAAGATCAATTGAAAATTTCTGCAGGTTCTATTCTAGTTTTGTAGATCAACACAAGGATCCAAAGGATAAGGATTATAAATATTTAAAATTGAAACAAATAGGATTAAAGTACATTCTTGACAATCAGGATTTGATATATTCGGAAATTAATAAATGAAGAACTTCCTAGAGTTTATAACTGAGGCAAGAACATCCCAGGCTTCTGCACAAGCAAAGAAGCTTGGGTTTTCTGGCGATGGGCATGGGTATTGGGTAGATAAAGAAGGAAAGAAAAGGGCACAGACTGTCAAGGGAAAACTACAGTTCTTAGATGATAAGAAGAGAAAGTCTGAGAAGGAAGAAGATCCTGATAGACAAGAACCTGCAAAAATTAAGGCAAAGAAATTAGGTAAAGCAAAACCTGCACCAAAGAGAACTGGTGCAAAAGCAAAACCACCTACATCAGAAAGAACTAAAAAACCTGAGCAGAAATCTGGAGCAAGAGCAAAGGGTGCTGAACAGCAGGCAGGACCAAGTGCAGATGTTGTTACAGTTGCTATTGGTAAGTTTAATCCTCCAACTAAGTCACACTTAAATCTTTTCAATTCTTTGAAGAAGTCTGCATCTGGTGGAAACTTCTATATCTTCCCATCTAGAACTAAAGATGGGAAGAAGAATCCTTTGGATCCAGATTTAAAAGTGGAATTCATGAAGGCAATGTTCCCTGAGTATGCTGATAATATAATTGACAGTGAAGAATTCAAAACTATTTTTGATGTCCTTACTTTCTTGAATCAAGAAGGATACACAGGAGTTAATATTGTCTGTGGTGCTGAGAGAGTTTCTGAAATTGAGAACCTTGCTAAAAAGCAAAATGGTCAAATTTATAATTACTCATCCATGAATGTAATGTCTGCAGGACCAAAAGATTCAGATGATGGATCTCAGGAAGCAAGAGTTGCAGCTGCTGCTGGAGACTTTGAAGCATTTAAAAAGACAATGCCTCAAGGTGTTCAACCTAAGATTGTTAAGAAGTTGTATGATGAACTTGGTGGTTCATTAGAAGTAAAAGAAACTTGGCAGATTGCACCAGAATTAGATCCACAGGGATTGAGAGAGCATTATGTATTTGATAAGTTATTCCAAGTTGGAGATATTGTAGAAAGTTGCAATACTGGATTAAGAGGAGAGATTATCAGATCTGGAGCAAATCACTTAATTTGCGTAACTGAAGATGGAATAATGTTCAAATCCTGGATCAAGGATGTGACTTTAGTATAAATAAAATTAAACATCTAATTAAGTAAATGGATAACATTTGGGCAGATTCTTTTTCTGAAATCAGAGAATACTCTTTACAAGAGAAAAAGCAAGAAAAGAAAGAGGGCAAACCAAAGCGTTGGTGGGATGATGATGGCGATGGCGTAGGATATGAGCCTGGTGAAGTCTCTGGTAAGTTCAAGAAGACTAAGAAAGAAGGTAAGGATTATGATCCCATGGAGGATCCTGAGTTTGATCATGATGAGGCAGAAAAGAACAGAGGAGTATCAGGTAAGAATAATCCAAAGGGTGGTAAGAAGTTAAAGAAAGAAGAGACTGAAGTTGATGAAGCATTCCCAAATGTAAAGGGAACTCTCAATCCTTGGGAAGATCCTAAGACTGGAAAATCTAAAGTTAAATTGGTTACAGATCCTAAGACTGGTAAACCAAAAGAAATCTCTAAGGAAGAGGTTGAGATTGAAGAAGGTCTTAAGAAGGCACGTAAGAATGTTGGTGCTAGTAAGTGTTGGGATGGTTATAAGGCAAGAGGAACCAAGATGAAGGGTGGCAAGGAAGTTCCTGATTGCCAGAAAGAAGAAAGAGAACTTTCCAGTAAGAAAGATAATGGTGAGATGATTGATGTAATGAAGGGTAAGAACAAGATTGAAATCAATCCAAAACTTGGTGAAGAAATCCAGGCATGGGTTGGTGAACTCTTAGATGAAGGATTTGATCTTTCTAAGTTTACCCCTGATGAGATTGTTGAGATTTATGAGAGTGCTGAGGAAGAGCAAGGAAACTCTCAGATGAGTGCAGTCAAGCAAGCTGCTGCTAGAAGTCAGGTTAGAAGAGATAGAGATAGACTGAGACTATCTCAGATGCAACAGAGAACTAAGACTTCTCCAATGGAATCTGTTCTTAACTTTGTTGAAAGCAGAGAACTTCCAAATTTTGAAGTTTGAAAATAAATACAAGCGTCCACACTGGAGAACATCATGGCACTAGCAGCAGTAGTAGCAGTAGTAAAACCAATTTTACTTAAGATTGCTACTCATCCAGCAGTAAAAAATCTTGTTCTAGACTTGCTTGAAAAGTATGTTGCTAGCACAGATAATAGCATCGATGATGCTATTTTAGCTACTGTAAAGGATCTAATTAACAAACCACAAGAAGGTTGATTTTGGAGGGGCAGACTAACTGCCCCTTTTTATAAATAAATTAAGAAGAAAAATCATTTAGGAAAAAGACATGGCTCTTTGGGGAACTGCAGATAGTCTTTATTCACCAGGCACTATAGACCTCGTTTATGGGACTAAGACTATTACTGGTACAGGAACATCATTTACTTCGGCATATGTTGGTTCCGTGATTCATATTGGTGCTGGCAGCACTGTGGGTAAAGCAGTTATTAAAACTGTGACTGATGCAACTACTATATCAATTGCATCTACCCAATTCCTTAGTGGTGTTGCTGTTGCTGGTTTAGCATATACCTGTTCACAGGAGCCAGTATATACTCTAGAAGATTCAACTTATAATAGCACTCATAACTCCACCAATGATGTTGTTGGTGTTGATATTTATGAAGCTGCTGCTGTTAGAGATACTGAATACTCAGGTGGAGATACTGGATATAAGTATGCAGTAACACATGCTGGATGGGTTGGAATTCAAACTTATGTTGATATGCATGGCAACTTAAGAGTTAAGAAGGAAACTCTGGTTGCAATGTCTGGTATCACAACTAACTTACCACCAGAAGCTGGAACTGATTATGCAACAACTGGTGATGCTAATGATGATTCAATCTTCCCAGATAGAACTGTCACCTTCCTGACTCAACCAACTGCAATCACTGGTATTGGAACTACAACTGCAGCAACTCTGACTGCAATTGCTCTGGCAGATCCTTATGTTGGTCTGTCTACTCAATGGTACTATGCATATCCAGTCTCTGCAGGATACACAGCACTGTCTGCTAGCCCAATCTTCAGCAATGTTACTGGACCTGTTCTTGGAATTGGAGTTACAGATGTTGTTGCTGACATCCCAGATGGTTGGACCTTCAGAGCTACTGTCACTGGTGATGGAGTAACTGCTGAGTCTGCTGCAGTGGGGTATTCAACTAATTGATAATCTATGAAGTTTGATGAATTGAATGAAGACAATTATATCTTGTTTGCCATAAAATATTATGACAATCCTCAAGCGGTGACGCAAGAGGATTTTTTTGAAGACCTAAAC